CTCACAGTGACGTAAACAGAAGAATATGAAGCTCCACACTGTGCAAGGATTATGCGAGATTTTTGACTTGACGCTGGACCAGTTTTGCCAGATAGCTTCAGAATAAATAAAACCCCCATTGCGGGGGCTTTACAGTAAGCCGGGAAAAGGCTTATACTTGATGTGCGAATACCAAGAAAGGCAAGTTTATCATATTGTACGATACCGTACACTCGCAAGACTCCCTTTCTTTTTGCAAACAATGTTTGGGCTAGAGGCCGACGAAACCCTTAGATAAAACGTCGGAGCGTGGTTGACCCTCCAGTACATAGCCCCCAAAGCAGATCGGTTTCTGCTAAGGGATAGGTTGGATATCCGATACAGACATTGTTTTAACCGCTAAGTCGCTTTTGCCCTTAGATCGTAAATTTTACTTTTGCTAGTAAAAGGGTTTATAACATCTTGAGTTTAGTCGTATATCTACTGAGGCAACACAAAGTAAATATATCAGTAACCTTATAATTATTAACTGGCGAGGCTTGCCGAGCTAAAGGAGAGAGAATGTCTGGTAAGGGCAGTAAGCAGCGGCCAACTGACAAAGCCGCATTTGATGCAAATTTTGATAACATTTTTGGAAAAAAAAATATCAATACTGATAACAAGGGGAAGTGCGATGAAAACACTAAGCGAGAAGCAGCTACTAAAGAGAATAAAAAGTAAGTACGATTACCATCACGGAGCGCTGCACTTTAAAGATGGAGAGCGCAGGGCTGGCAAAAAGGTAGGGACTCGAAGCGGCATATACATGACTACCACAGTTGATGGTGCGCTCTATTACGTTCACAGATTGACGTTCCTTTATTGTAATGGCTACCTGCCTAAAATGCTGGATCACATCAATAATGACCGCCACGATAACAGGATTGAAAATCTGCGCGAAGCAAACCGCAATCAAAACAGCCACAATCGGGTTATAAATAAAAACAACACCAGCGGCGTAAAGGGTGTAACCTTTCACAAGAAGACCGGCAAATGGATGGCAAGGGTAAGACACAATTTGGATATTATCTATTGCGGTATATACTCTGAACTCAAAGACGCCGAAATAGCTGTAAAGAAAAAGCGCGAACAGTTGCACGGCAAGTACGCCAATCACGGCTAATCAAAAAAATCATAGGGGAATATGATGTTATTGAACACTAAAGAAGACTGGCAGCCAGAAGAGGCTGATATCATTAAATGGCAAAGGGCCTACCCTGCCATTAACGTACACCAAGAGCTAATGGCTATGGATTCTTGGTGCGACGCAAATCCAACCAAGCGCAAGACTCCCCAAGGCATCAAGAAGTTTGTTAACTCTTGGCTGGGCAGGGCTCAAAATCAGGGCGGGTCACCGCAAGCGCAAAAGCAATCAAAGCCTGACAGCATCCGTGCCAAATCTATCGACATGCAGATGACAGACATAAGCTGGCTAGAGGGCGACGCCTACCTAATGATGAAGCAGCATTACCTTGAGACCCTTGGCTTCTATTACGATGGAGAGCTTAAACGTGCCTGATAAACGATACGACTCACGGTTAGCAGGGAAGCAACCAAGGAAATATAAATTTGTAGGTGAGCACCCGGCGCTAGAAACAGGTGCTTTCTACACGCTGCGCGAGATCTCTAACCTGACAGGCGTCAACAACAAAACAATGCACAGCAGGATGGTTGGCAAGGGTGAGGTTTCCAGCAAGCAAGTTAGGGAGACAATGGACCCATTCGGGGGAAGGTCTAAACCCCGCGAGGCGGCATACGACCGACTGAATAACGAAGAATTAAAAGTATCTGACAAGTGGCTTAGAGTGAAACTATAGGGGAATAAGATGAGTCAAGGTGACCATGTTAAAATATCAAGCAAGTTAGAAGTAGAAGCTAAGTTTGCCCATTTAATGAAAAGGGCCAACGACTGGGAGTATAAGACGCCACTGTGCATAAGGCTTGAGCCTTGGGTAGATCCGCGCACACTTAACCAACTGGCAATATTACATATTTGGTGCAGGCAGTTATCGCAGAAGTTTATTAAGACGACCCCGGACGCTACGGAAGAAGGCGTAAAGTGGATGATGAAACATAAGTTTCTGGAGTCAAAAACTATCAAAGTTGGTAAAACGGTGCTTGCAGACCAAATCAAGAGCACGTCTACATTAACAAAAGGGGAGATGTGTCACTTCCTAGATCAGGTTTACGGCTGGGCCGCCGAAAGGGATGTATATTTATCCTTGCCAGAGTACAATGAATACACCGAATTAAAACGGAAACAGGATAAGTAGCATGTCTAAAATAGATCCGAACGTATTATTAGAGTTTGCGAAAACGGAAAGACAGACTGAAGTTTGCCGGGCAGTAATAGCGAGCGGCTCTAACAACAAAGCAGCTAAGGCTTTAAATGCCAATCGCCGGGTAGTGGATAAGATAATGAAATCCCTAGAGCGCCATGCTGCCGAGAAGGCTGTTGCTCCCCACCGGAATGTTGATCAAGAGACGATGGAGGGATTTGAGGCAAAGCGCGTTTCTACCGCCTACAACTCTGATGGCGATATTGCGCTGCAATGGATTATTCAAGAGCCGCACAAGCGCAGCATTCAGCAAAAAGTTGATGCAATGATGGATGGCATTCGTGACGACCTGAGCGGGTTTAAAAAGCCTGCTAAGGCGCCTAAGCGATGCGATTCTGATTATTTGGCTCTTTATATTATCGGCGACCATCACTTCGGCATGTTGGCGTCGGCTGAATACAAGCTTGATGACGAAAATTGGGATGTAAAAATTGCTACCAAGATTTTGATTGATGCAACAAGCAAGCTGGCCGACCGGGTAGGAAATGCAGAGACAGCTATACTTTGCAATATCGGTGATTTCTTTCACGCCGACTCAAGCGCCAATACAACCACCAAGGGAACTCAGGTCGATGTAGATGGTCGCCAAGCAAGAACCTTTAAGCTGGCTGGCCGGTTATTCCAGATACTAATTGACAAGCTTTTGCAGAAGCACAAAAAAGTTGTTGTAGTAAATACTAGGGGTAACCACGATTACGATATGGCCTGCTATCTATCAAGCGCTATCGAGCTTTTGTATCAGAAGGAGCCTAGAATTGAGGTGCTGCCTAATTACTCTAAGTTTATCCACATGCAATGGCACAACTGTTTATTCGTTTTCCACCACGGCGACAGAATTAAGCACGAGCAGATATTCCAAACCGTTGTTAAGAATTTAGACAAGCAGTGGTCCGAGAGCAAAAACAGATACTGTCACTTAGGCCACATTCATCATCACATGGCCAGAGAGATATCGAGCTTTCATTTTGAGCATCACGGCTGTCTGGCTTCTAGCGATTCTTGGCATTCTGACATGGGCTATTCGTCAGAGCGCTCTATGTCGGCCATTGTTTACCACAAACAGCACGGTGAGGATTCACGAGTTAAAATTACAGTGGACGGACTGGATGAGTAATGTTATTTCGCTGCCGACCAAAACAATTAAAATTACAAGGCTTTACTGTGATTGTGGGGTGCCTTTGTCGTATTGGATTGATGACGCTGATAATAGCTACGGTTTATGCCAGCGCTGCGACCTACATGAGCCAGAAGAGATTATTGTCAAACATTCGGAGAATGATGAATGAACAACGCGACAGAAGAGCATTGGTCCAAGCTGATCGAAGAGATACCCACGATAGAGCGATTTGAGATAGATCTAGAAGAAGATGACCCGGTCAACAGCCCCAGCCATTACAAGTCTGGCAGCATTGAGTGCATTGAAGCTATTGAGGAAAGTATGTCCCCAGAGGCTTACCGAGGATACCTCAAAGGCAATTGCATGAAGTATCTATGGCGCTACACCTACAAATCTAACCCGGTAGAGGATTTGCAAAAAGCACAGTGGTATTTAGCCAAGCTAGTTAGCCGGGAGATCTGGAACAATGGCGATTAAGCGCGACGCTGCCGACAAATGGTTCTCGGACGTAGTAAGGCAAAAGGCTGGGTTCCAGTGTGAACATTGCGGCAAGCAGGACGGCAGGATGGAGTGCGCACATATCTGGGGCAGAGCGGCCAAGTCGGTCAGGTGGTCAATGGATAACGCACTTTGCCTGTGCCATTACTGCCATAAGGTCTTCACGGCCAATCCCCTCGACTTTAGCGTATGGCTCCAAACTCATGTAGGGCAAGGCCACCTAGATTTGCTTAGGGAAAAATGGCAGGTGCTAATGCCTACCAATAAGCAGCTCAGGGCAGAGATAGCCAAGCATTACCGCGAAGAGCACAAGAAGATGCTTGCAGATGATACCTACATCCCAGGCTCTTATAACTAAAAGTTCTTACCAGATCCTACTTATTCCAAAGTATTGTAATCGAAAAGCTTGACAGTTTAGTGGACAAGGTCTATTATTAAACCTCAATCAAAAACCAAGGGGAATAATATGTTTTTACATGATATCGTAGACGACTTCAGATTCAACGCAAGCGCCAAAACTGCTATGGGATTAGCTAGAGAGTTAGCAAAATACCCTCACTTATTTAGGGACGTTTGCGAACATACAAGAAATAGAGCAGCTAATTACCTCAAAGAATCTGACAATACAGTGCATCAATACCATGTTCGGTTTCTGACGCAAGACCTCAAGCAAGCATAAACCAACCGCCCCTTCGGGGGCAATCAAAAAAGCAAGGGGAATAATATGTTAGATCGTCACTCAATGACTTACAGCCAACTCAACACTGTTGAAAAAGCTGAGCTAGAAAAACAAGAAAACCGCGCTGGATGGATTGGCGCGGCTATACTCATAATCATGTATTGCGCTGCTAGTACAATGGAATACAATGACTGCATAAATCTGGGGGTGTGCTAATGTCTTACCATGAACTTAATGACATTGTTGCCGGGCTAATGAGCCAGAAGCCATTATGGGAAGGCGACCTAATCGATCTGGACGACAGCGAGAAGGACATGTTGGCCTTTACTTGGCTAAACACTCACCCAACTTGGTTAGACGACGTCTATCCGCACACTTGCAGCGACAGATACGATCTTGCGTTATCTATGACCTACGGCAGCACATCAAGAATGCTGGCCGCTATGTTCCGTGATGCGGAACAGGACCATGAGGACGAGTGCGACAATGATGCGTACTTCTCAGAAGCTTTAGACAACTTCTCTGACTCTCTGGATGCTGCTGATTTTATTGAGCAGGTAAGAAACAAGATCTACCTGTACCTAGAAGATGACATGCGTAACCGGGTAGAGCAAAGCTTTGCCCATATGCTGCAAGAAGAGCGATCCGATAGGAGGATGCATTAATGAATGTTTATTTGCGTGAAGTTTACGAGCTGTGTGCTTCTGTTAATCCGCCCTCTGATCCAATCAAAAACAGGGCGTATTTTTTGAAACTAATTGAGGAGATAAAAGAAATCTCCGTGGAGGGTCTGAATGAAAGATCAAAAGAAGAGCTCTAAAAAGAAAATTGACGAAGCCAACAGGCTGGCAGATCGTCACTTGTTTAAACACAAGGTTGAAGATAAGCTGTTACAGTTCCGCAAATGGGCAGTAGAGCCAGCATGGATAAGCAATGGCCAATGTCTGGTAATATTTATTTGTTTAGTAGGTTTTGTAGTTTACTAGCCGAGGGTGCATATCCCTTCCTGCCAGACTGATCCGCTGGTGTGCTGTTAAGGATCAGGCCAAGGTCTAATGTACCTTTGACCCAGATTAGCCCACTGGGGTGCCGATACGGGCTACCTTCCATATCACTTTTGGTATGTCATCAATAGGAATACGTCATTGGTGCATATATCTTAGACGCCTTACAATGCCGCCTTAGCTACGATTACCCCGACAATTACAAAGGCGCCCCATGATTCTATTAATGATTATCTTCACCGTTATCTCCCTCACCGCAGTAGCAGTAGACGACATAGCCTAATCTGTGTCCCGAAAGGTTTACATTTTCCCCTATTCAATGCACAATACCTTTAATCTATTGACATAAAAGGTGTCGCATGGACTATTTAACAATATCAAAATGTCTTGAAGACTGTTTTGAATTGGAGCTTGGCGATCAGATGGTTCGCTTTGACTCCATAATTGATTCCCTAATGACCACTGACGTTCCCAGAGAAAAGCTACGAGAAGAGCTGTCTGACTGGAAGGATGAGGTCGCCAGCATTGTAGACGACATCGAATATGACGCTATTCTTCAGCACGAGAGGCAGAGAGAGTTTGCCACTATGTCAGAAGAGCTGTTTGGGACCGAGGTTTAATCTGCTATGCGCAACTTGACGGTTAGAGGTATAATCGGATGATGATTAAACTGACAACTGACGAGAACGTACACGAAGCCGATATGGACTTGGTCCGCGATTATGCTGAGGCATTAGTAGACCGAGACAAGCAATTAATGATTGAGGTGCTTTACCTGACTCACCAGCGCATGGAAGGATCATGCCGGTGCTTTGAGGTTAACTGCATTTGTGAGCCTAAATGAGACCATCCATATTCACCGATGAGCTTGCTGCCGACATATGCAGGCGCCTATCACTAGGGGAGAGCGCTAGACAGATCTGCCGGGGTGACGACATGCCGGTGATGTCTACGTTAATGAAATGGTTGACAGAACCAGACAAAGTTACGTTTTCGGAGCAGTACGCGAGAGCCCGTGACTGTCAGGCTGACTTTTACGCCGATGAGATCATTGACATAGCTGATGAGCTTAGCGAAGGGGTAGACTCAAACACTATTAACATAGCCAAGCTGCGCATAGATAGCCGTAAGTGGAAGGTTGCTAGGATGTCGCCCCGCAAGTATGGAGACAAGCAGCAGATCGATCATACGAGCTCCGACGCATCATTTAAGCCTACAGTCATTAAGCTAGTAGCGGAGCCATTCCCTGATGATAGCGACTGATACCGCAGAGATCAGGTTACCTCCCAAGATAGTAGATGTATTCTCTGGCGAGGCGCGTTACAGGGGAGCATATGGAGGTAGAGGGTCAGGTAAGACCAGATCGTTTGCCCTGATGACAGCAGTCGCCGGGTATAAGCATGGAATGTCCGGCCTAAGCGGCCAGATACTCTGCGCACGAGAGCATCTCAACTCCCTAGATGAATCATCCCTAGAAGAAATCAAGTCGGCTATCAAGAGCGTTCCTTGGCTTCTAGCGTATTACGATATAGGCGAGAAGTTTGTCCGGTCTAAGGATGGGCGCATCAACTATGTGTTTGCAGGTCTGCGACGCAACCTAGACAGCATTAAGTCTAAGGCACGGATCATCATTGCTTGGGTAGATGAGGCTGAAGGTGTATCTGATGCTGCATGGCAGAAGCTCATTCCTACGGTCCGAGAAGATGACTCCGAGATCTGGGTCACTTGGAACCCTGAGACTAAGCATTCAGCTACTCACCGACGATTTCGTGCCAACCCTCCCCAGAGCAGCAAGATCTGCGAGATCAACTGGCAAGACAACCCTTACTTCCCCAAGGTACTAAACAACGAGCGCAAAGAAGATATGGAGCTGCGCCCGGATGACTATGGTCATGTCTGGGACGGCGAAATGAAGATCCATGCTGACGGCGCCTATTACGCTGTTGAGATGCGAGAAGCTAAGGCTGAGGGCCGAATAAGTAACGTGCCATACGACCGCGCTGTTGGCGTTGTAACGGCATGGGATTTAGGGATAGGTGATTCTACCTCTATCTGGTTTGCGCAGTTCGTAGGGGCTGAGGTTCGCCTTATAGACTATTACGAGAGCAGCGGTGTAGGTCTTGATCATTATGTCGCCATGCTGAACGCAAAAGGCTATGTATACGAAAGCCATGTATTGCCACACGATGTCCGGGTCAGGGAGTTGGGCTCAGGCAAGTCTAGGCTAGAGACTCTTGGAGCTTTGGGGGTGCGTCCCGTTACTATCGCGCCACAGCTAATGGTCGATGATGGCATTCAGGCCGTGCGCTCTATGATTCCCCGGTGCTGGTTTGACGAAGAGAAGTGCGAGAGAGGCATTGACGCCATCAGGCAGTATCGCCGGGACTATGACGACAAGGGCATGACTTGGAGAGGGCGACCGCTGCACGACTGGACCTCTCACTGCGCCGATGCGCTGCGTTATCTTGCTGTCGGATACAGGCCCACATCATCTAGCTGGGGTGAG